GATTCATGTCTTATTCCAGGTATTGCTAGAAGCTTAATCTCGACATCTGACTTGTTGCCAATTACATCAATAGCTTGTCTATAGGATGCAACTGTGGGTCCTGCGGTGCCGCCCTGGACTGTGCTATCAACCATTTCCCTTCTTACAGCGTTAGTTAGAAGCTTTCTTCTATCTTCGTTGAACATATCTACACCATTGAATCCACCTTGGAGCATTGTTGTAAACTTAAGGAATCTTCTATTTCCTGCGACACCGAAGTCTGTCATCTTAAGACCTCGCGTTTTGTCAGATTCACTTGTCGATACGTTTCCGTCTCTAACATATGATGCGCTGTGCCACTGACTGGTGTCTGCCTTATCATCGGAGCCTGTTCTAACACTTATGTGTTCTAGTGAGAACATACCCTGGTTAAATCTATCAGAATCCAAAACTGCGCCGCCCTTATCTGCGACACCTTGATTATCTCCAATGGAAATATTTAGATTTGTTGTGTGGAATCGTGGAAAGTATCTTGCCCGAGATTCCAGTGTATCGTCAATTACATTTGACATATTGGGTTCGAGGAATGAAACTTTTTGTTCCCATTGCACTCCCCAATAAAATGAAGAGATTGAACGTCTTGTTGGACTCATACCGACATAGACGTTTTCCCTGAACATTACAGGCGGTTCAGATAGATGCTTGACAGAATCTGCTGCTCCTGACATGTTCAATGCAGAAGAGCCTCCGTTGGGTGATGCTACACATCCTGAACCTGACGTAACTAGGTGCATTAGACCTCTGAAGCCAACTGGTAGTCCATCATCTGGAACCTGGTCAGCTTTGAGGGAGGGTGATACTTCAACACGAATGTATCTTGATCTTGATAAATGATCACCTTTTGTCACGAGCTTTTGTGAACTCTCTTTCTTGTCAAAGTCAAAGTATATGTATCTATCACCAATTGCACGAGCAATGTATCTCGGAGATCCTGGATTTAAGCTGAGTCCTCTAAATGACTCAAGAACAACTGGGTTTGTATCAATATCGTAGTAATCTCTAACGATTAGATCAAAAGTTCCGAATTTATCTGTATCAGAAGTTGATGGTGTAATATTCTCTATTGACAGCTTATGCTGTGTATTTGATTTTTCACCGTCTGATATTTCATGAACTTTGAAGAGATTATATCTCTTTCCACCGAATTTTTGAGATGTAAACCATGGAGACTCTGCATGTCTAAATCTATCTTCAAAGTTTTCATAGTTTGGAGATATTGCATTGCCAGCATTTCTGCCTAGTACACCTGTTGTTAGAATAGCGCAATCAATGACGCCTCGTTTTCTTGCTTCAGATTTTCCTGGATTCAGAACTCCCGATCCCGTCACTGCAGCCATAGAGGGGTGAATATCCCAATTTGCATATAAGTAATGTCCTTTTTCTTCTAGCTGCTCCAGCTTAGTATTAAGAACGTGTGTTATATAATTGGGCTTATCCATATCAAACGATGCTGTAATTACATTTGGTGAGGATGCAGTTTTCTTGTGACCGTTTAAGAGAATAACAAATGTCTGTTCTGCGTTGTTAAGATCAACAGATCCTGTTACGGCTCCGTTTGGCCCTGCTGCTGTTGCCAGTGCTGTATTAGAAACTGCTGCTGATGTAGTTGTAAAGTTTCCAGAAAGCATAGGAACGACGCCGGACGCAGCCATCAAGATTCCTCTAAGGATGGGAACTGCTCCGCCGTTTCCGCCTGTAAAGGCTGTAACATCAACAATAGCGTGATCGCCTGCTGTAATAGATGTTATAGCTTTTGCAACGTTTCCGCTCGAACCAGGCTGATCCATCGTAAGCGTTATTTGTGTATCTGATGTACCTTCAGCAGCTGTTATGCCATCCACACCGGATTGCCCAACTCCACTACTTGCAGCATCAATGTTTGCGTGAGCTGTACCGTTAATTGCTTTAATAATAAGTGCTGCGATAGCAGCATCAGCCAAGGCAGAGATACCTATCGCTATCATATTTGCACCCTCTACAGGGTCCGCTGTTTCCGAAGCGTCCAAGAAAATTGAGGTTGCAGTCGAATCTGATTCGCCGCCCATACTTGTTGGAATTCGAATAGAGAATTTAGTATCACTACCGACAGTAGTTGTGTCAATTGCATCTACAGCAGTTGCGTTAGCTGTGGCTGATTGCAGTCCGGCCTCACTAAAGATAGTGCTACCATTTGACTCTGACATAAAACAACCGAGAAGGTGTGTTCTACCGAGTGGTCCGCCATTTACAGCGTACGGATTAACTCCAACGAGACCTGTATCTTGTATCTGTTTGGCACCGACCACGAATCCTGCGTTAGTAACATTTCCAGTATTGTTTCCTGTTGTGTTTCTTCGCTTTCCGTCGCCGCAACCTAGTACTCGGACGTATGTACACGCCTGGGCACTTTTTAACCATTCGCCTACAGCGAGTGGGCCGAATCTTTCACCGTCCGTAGGACCAAACGTCCTAATGAAATCGGTAAAGTTCGCGATGGTAACAGGAACGAATGCGGGACCTCGTTCAGAGGTTCCAATTACACCCGCCGGAATTCCGGTAGGTCCTGACAGGGTTCCAAAAGAGAGATCAATCTCTCTTGTACCAACGCCTGCGCTTGTTGATGTGCTTTCAGCCATTACATTAACTCCAAATCAAAGCATACATAAGTATTATTAAACAAAGCTTACTCCAGAGCTTGTGATGATAAAGTCTATTGAGATAAACTCAACAGCTCTTGTGGGAACAACAACGATTCTTCCATTCAGCTTGTTATTTTCATAATCTTCAACTGAATTGTTTGTATCGTCCATCACAACCTGGAATTTTTCAATCCCTTGTTGACTCTGTATCACAGCCAGTAAGGGTGATACAGAAGCAACGAAGTTGGCCCTCGTTTCCGACGTGTTTTGTTGGAAAACAAAGTTATTAGCAACTGAGACAACTTGCCTTTTCACCTCTAAGAGCATTCTTCTAACATTTACCCTGTCTAGAGCAGATTTTGCCTGCTGCAGGGTCTTTTGACCAAATATAACGTATCCCGCTGTTGGGAATGATGCAATTGGGTTAAGTCTTGCCTCGTATAGTGTATCTCTATCAGCTGCTGTCAATCTTGTAGCTGTACGTGCAACTGTTGAAAGAGATGCTCTATTGAAACCTGCAGGAGCGAACCACGGATATGATACTGAATCACTGTATCCTAGAGCTGAGAGTGCAGCAATTGAAGATGGTACGAAAACGAGTTCGTTGCTATCTACATCTTCAATTGTAAGATCTGGGAAGTAAGATGCAACATAGTTGTTATCTAGAGCACGACCCTCAAACATCTCTGTGGTCTTATCAACGTCTGGAACAGCACTGTCATCATATATTCTAACGCTTTCGTGATCATATGCAGGCACATCCATAAGATATATTGCTTTAGAATAGTCCCTAGTCTTATCACCAGCATGATCTGTGACAAAAGAATCCTTGATTCCCGGTATTGCCAGGATATTGATTCTTGATACCATTGGATCTGCTATAATATCTACTGCAGCCTTATAACTAGCAACTGTATTATTTGTTGAACCGGCTCCGGCAGGGAATGCATTAGAAGCACCCGTAGATGTTCCATCACTACTCAATCCGATTGATAACGTACCAGCTGCTTTTCCGCCGCCGGCTGTGGAAGATGCTCTATCATTCATTCTAGACATGTCTCTGTCCAAAATATTAACACCATCGAATCCGCCATAAAACATGTTTGTAAATTTTGCGTATCCACTAAATCTATTAAAGTAGACTGACGATGTAAGAGATGCCAATGTAGCGAATGTCATTCTATCATTAAGTGTTCCATCGCCTACAGTGTATCTCTTTTTATCAGGATTGCCGTTTCTAATGTATGCTGTTTCTTTCATGTGGTCAGAAGCAGTTCCAGTTAGCTCATTTCTTACTACAGTAATAATCTTCTCTGTAGACGTGATTGTCTGTGCAAAAGCCACCTTTGCAAGAGTGAATTTGTTATTATTAAATGCATCTTGGCCAGAGCCTGTTACCATCATATCCAGCTTTTGTATGCCTAGAAGTTTTGCATAAGTCTTCAATAATGGGTTTGAATCGCCGCCAGCATTTGATTTAAAGATTGCGCTGCCAACACTTCCTGTCTTGGGCATTCTTTCAAACTTAATTCCCCAGTAAAGTCTTGCATCAGAAAGCTCATTATCACCAGGATGGCCAGCAAAGGCTGGACTCAATGACTTGACAGCGCCCTTTGTGGCTTTGAACCTCATTGGGACTGGAGGAACAACTGAGCCAGTTAGTGGGGTCCCCACAGTAGTATCGGTGGCTATCGCAGCTAGCCTTCTTGGTAGCTTCAATCCGACCTGAGTCCCATTAGAGACAAGGGCGGGATGCGCACCTGCAGCAGTTTGCTTGTTACCGTCTGTAAGTGTATCAGTAGTTTTTAAACAGGGTAGACCGTGGAAACCAAACGGAAGAGATCTTTGAGGGATATCAGCTTCTTCAACTGATTGATCCATTACGATTCTAATGTAGGCTGACTGATTTGGGTATTTGCCCCCCACTACAAGTCTTCTTTCTGATGTGTCTTCACTATCAAAATTAAACTTAACAGTCATATCACCAATGAGATTGGCAACATACCTTTCATTTTTTGGGTCTAGTGTGCAAAGCGGAAAGCTTTCAAGCACCCGTGGGCTTCTATCAGTATCATAAAAGTCTCTGACCTCGACTGTAAAGGTTCCAAACTTATAGGCAGGGTTTGTTGATCCCTTAATGTTTCTAATTGATATCTTATACTTATCATTTACAACATTACCGTCTGATAGCGTCTCGAAGTGGAATAAATCATATTCCTTTCTACCGAAAGGCTGGGATATAAACTTTGTTGTTTTGGCATTTGAGTATCTGGTATCAAATCTACCGAATGCATTTCTAAATGCTAGTGATGTATCACCAGACGTTTCAGAAGAATTGGCTGATCCAGAAACAATTCCGACTGACCCTGCTTTAGTTGAGACTGTGGCAATTTCATCTTCTATTGCAAAGTCTGCATAAAGTAGATGATTATCATCCTGGAATCTTTCAGGATCTGTATTTAATATTTTTGATATATAGTTTTCGCTACTGGGATCTAGAGATGCAGTAAATATTCTTATTCCTGCTTTACCTTCATCAGAAGCAAACGTTGTACCTACAGAACTGGATATGACAAGCTTAAACATCTTATGCAGAGTGTTTCCAGAAGTTCCGTTAACAGTTGCAACGTCATCTTTGGTGGTATCAGAAGTATAGTACTGATTATGATCCATTACCATTACACGTGTTCCCGTTGGAACGAGAAGCATTCCTCTTACTAGGTTAACATGATTATCTGAATTTGTCAGATTGAAGCTATCGTTATCAGTAAATACTGGATAACCTATTGCCTCACCGGATGCAGAGCAAAAATGTTTTGCAGTTATAAGCTGAACGACACCCTTATGTCTACCTCCACCCGGGTTATCTGCACCGTCAGCTGCCTCTGTGCCAACAAGCTTGAATCCTGCATTTTTAACAGTTCCTTGATTTCTTGTTGTTTCTATGTCTGTTCCTGATTCATTTGCACCTGCACCAAGAACCCTAACATATGTAAGGGCAGTTCTATTTCTTAAAAATTCTTTAACTGCATATGGGCCAAACCTATCAGATGAAACATCTCCAAACCTTACAATAAAGTCAGAGAAGCTCCCAATAGTGACTGGCACAAAGGCAGGACCTATCTCAGCGGTTCCAATTACTCCCGCAGGTACGCCGACTACACTTTGATCACGAATTGATAAATCTATTTCCTGCTCAAAAAAACCGGGTGACTTGAAAACTTGTTCAGCCATTCAAAAACTCCTTCTAGATCGATAACATCGATATTCTTATCATCAATAACTATTGACTTTCAACCCAAAAATCTATCTTGTGTGTTAATCATTAGTAGTTTCCATATCTGTGACAACTCTTCCATAGGCAACTGTCTCACCTGTTCTTTGATCTTTGCTTATCACTCTTACCAACTTTGTTTCTTTTTTCCCAGAAAATGGGTCTTCAATTACTTCTTTGACCCTGTATTTATAGTTTCCCCTTCTGACGTTTAATTCGCCTCTCTTGTCGAGATCGTCAGTTTCAGACAGTATAAATTTATTAATTTTTCCGGTTCTTACATCTGGACCTGATTCTTCAATTAGATCTTCAGTTATTTGATGCCATCCGAACTCAATTTTGGGTGCTGAAATAAACTTCCTAAATGGATTTTGTTGCCCGGGATTTTGTGTTGCAAAGATATAGCCTGGAACCTTGGCATCAAATGATACCTTTACTATTCTTTCATCACTAGAGAAATTGTCAAAGTTGTCACCAGATTGAAACTGATCTCCCACATACAGGGTAAATCGATATCCCTTATTCGTCTCTATTCTAAATCCCCTTTCCTGTCCGTCGAATTTAGTTATTAGATTTTCAAGGAGTTGATTCATATGCTGGACGTATTGTGCCCATATAACAATCTGATATGAAACAGTAATAAATTTAGGATAAGGTATTGTAATTATTTCAAATATATTATCTGATAAATCTGATTCTAAGAGTCTACCTGTAACACTATCCCTGTATGATAGATTATTTTTATTTGTTCTACTAGCAAGTCTTCCCGGATCTGCATCATTGCCTGGAAAGTTTATTTGTTCTAAAAAATTATTTCTTGATGCAACATTTTCTTGATTTTTTAACTTTAGTTTGTTAATAACTTTTTGATAGTCTCTATCTGTGCTATCGAGTCTTCTTTTAATTGTAAGATCACCTTGAGATCTGAAAGCTATTCCTGTTCCTAGACCACCCTGGTTTGGGCTGTGATCTATTGTGCTTCTTTTTATGGCAATTACAGGTAATATAATTGCATTATTTTTATCTCTTATTGGCTTTGCTCGTCTAGTCAGAGAAAATCTTTCACCTGTTGAAAAAACTACGGGAACTTTTGATATTTGTTTATTTATATCAACCTCAAAGCAAAGGCGCTTATCAAAAAGTTCAAAAACTGCTCGATCAATATCTTCTATTCCGCATGGTGGAATAAAAAAGTCTTTTGCTACATTTTCACCTTCGTAGCCGGTAGGGAGCTTTTCTTCCATTATTAGACTTCCTCATCATAAAAGGAAGATCTTCCTTTATTGTTTACTGTGTTCTTAGAGATTTCTTTTGGCCCAGTTATGGGTTTATCTAGCACACCCTTTTCAATTAGATCACGCTTGTCTCCCGTGGCGCCGAGTCTATTTGCTCTCTCACCGCGCTGCTGCACAAATGTATTTTGTACGGCATCCTCGTCTGTGTACTCCTCTCCTGTTGGGCCAAATACCCTGGCTGTGAACTGACCCTTTCTTGCCTGTTTGCCAAGCACTTTCACACCAGTGTTGTATTCTATTTGTCCAAAAATAGTGCCTACATCTTGCGCAGTTAATACTTCAAAAAATACTGTCCCATAGCTAAAGAAGTCACCCTCTCTAATTTCTATTTCTTTATCAATCAGATCTCTTCGATGAAAAAACACCTCAATTGAGTAAATCTCTTCTGTTCCAAAGATATTACTTGTAACTGATTGCGGTTGATACTTTACCAGTGCTTCAATTTCTACTGGGTTATCAAATACTTTTTCCGGGGCTTCTTCATACACATCATGTACATTTGATTTTATTTCTGAGACAGGGAAATAGTATACTTTTTGACCTATCACATCTTTAATTACTTCTTTGGTAATGTCAGATATGAAATCTATCTCTCTTTGTGTTATAAAAAGTCTAGACATTCATCATCCCATGAATATTGCTTTGCCATTAGGCATCGGAATAAATCTAAGATGTTTTTGCATCATCTCAGCTCGTGTTACTTGTGTTTCTACAAGTTTATCATAGGTCATAGATTCAAGCATTTCTTTAAGCTGTGTAATCAACGTTGTCTTGTCTTCACGCCCTTGCTGAATTAAGGCATCACCGTTGAGGTTTAATGTTCCATCTGGTATTGGAACTGCACCAAATTTTGCCCTAATTAGACCTAGCTGCTCTTTTGATAGTGCAGCTGTATATTGTCTAATCCATTGTCGACCTATGGAGTTTATCCTACTGTATATAAGGTTTCCAAACGGTACATTTGAGAGATTTGACACACCGTGTACAGAATCATCTTTAAAGGCTGGGTTAAGCGGATCAGCTTGGAATCTAACCTTTATAAAGAGATTTTTCGGATCATCCTGTGTAGGTTTGGGATATACTCTTATTTTTGTCCCTTGAATCTCATATGAAAAGTTAGATCTGCGAACCCTATTGGATATATCAAGCTGGCCTGCTCGTAAGATATCTTCAAATACAGGCAAAACATAAAATATTGTCTCGGGTGTAAACGATTCAAATGAAAATTCATTATTAAGATAGTTGACTGCTGATGTTGTATCAAAAAACCTATATGCAGCTTGAGGGGAGAAGTGAAATACTTCTGCTATTTTCATTTTTCCTCTTGGAGCATGTGGGTTTAAAGATGAAGAAACAACAAGCGTACCAGTATGGTCTTTGAGCTCTGTATACATGTCGTAGTCTTGTCTACCTCTTTCTAATGCTATTGATCCGGATATAAAGTTATATGAACCTCCTACAACTGCCTCAGAAGCATACGGCTCTGCTAGACGTGTAAGCAGCTCGAGATTGCTTCTTGGAAATTTTTGCTCAGATCCTGATAGAAAACTTCC